GACGCTACAAATGAGCCATCAGAGATTAGACCAACCATATTAATGGACTTAACATTTAATGGTTTTACATATAAAGATGTGGAGATTGGTTTAGACCAAAGACCTAGATCAGGCTCTGACTTACTTGTAAATAGAGATTTAATGCGATTGATGAATATTAGTGTCAACCCTAATAGAACATTTGTATTGAGTAAACGTTTAAAACCTATTGAGAAAAAAGGTAAATCTGATAAAATAGGTTTTGAGCCAGATAAAGAAGACAATGACGAGAAATAACATTGACAAATCTATCAAAATATGGTATAGTATAGACTAATATAGGAGTTATTATGAATGAAGTGAAGATATTAAGATTGACTACTGGCGAAGATGTAATCGCTAAAGTAGGTGAGAATGACCAAGGTGTGAGTTTAAATAAAGCTTTTGTTATAATCCCACAACAAACAGGACCAGGAAAACCTATACAACTTATGATGAGTTTGTATAATGCGTTTGGTAAAAACGATACAATTACTTTAGATAAAGATAAAATTGTTTTTATGACTGACCCAAAAGATGATATTCTAAAATCGTATGAACAAAATACAAGTAGAATTATTAAAGCGCCTGGACTAATTACAGAGAACGCAGTACCAAAATTATAATGATTACGGTATACTTCATACGAGGAGAGGAAAAGATTCCTGTCCAGGTAGATGAAGGTATGTCTTTGATGGAAGCGGCAAGAGACTTTGCTAATCAATCCATAGAAGAAATACCAGCAGATTGTTCTGGTTGCTGTGCGTGTGCCACTTGTCATGTTTTAATAGATAGAAATTGGACACACATTATAGGTCAACCAGATTTAAATTCTGCTGAAACAGAATTAGTTGAGTATGAGAAAGGCTATGATCGTATGCAAAGTAGATTAGCTTGTCAAATACAATTAGAAAAAAAACATGATGGTTTGGTGGCACATTTACTTGATAACCACAAGTTATAATTCCATTTTAAACATATATAATAGTGTGTTTAGAGGGGCATTAGCTCAGTTGGGAGAGCGCCTGATTTGCATTCAGGAGGTCATCAGTTCGACTCTGATATGCTCCACCAAAATTTTATATTATGAAAAAAGATATATTTGAAAGTATCATAGACGTTGGTAGTGGTTTTATTCTAGCCGTACTAATACAATTATTAATTTTTCCATTGTTTGGATTACACCCTACTATATTTGATAGTATAGGTATTGCGTTAATCTTTACAGTGGTTTCTATGACTAGATCAGCAATATGGCGATGGTACTTTAGAAAGAGAAGAGCTTGAACTTTTATAAAAATGTAATTGAACATAGAGGTAAGTTACTTGTTCGTGGTATCCACGAGGGTAAAGAATACAAAAACAAAATAGACTTTAGTCCTACTTTGTATGCTATCTCACAAGAAGATTCTAAATTCAAAACATTAAAAGGTCAAAATCTTAAACCAATTCAGTTTGGTAATATATCAAAAGCAAGAGACTTCAAAAGAAACTATAATACAGATAACTCACCACTGTATGGTATGGATAGATACCAATATCAATACATCGCAAACGAGTATCCTGAAGATGTACAATTTGACAAAGACGCAATAAAAATATTCACAGTTGATATAGAGTGTAGTGCCGAAAGTGGTTTTCCTGATGTAGAAAATCCTATAGAAGAACTACTAGCGATCACAGTAAAAAATCAATCTAACAAGCAAATCATAACTTGGGGCACTGGCGAGTTTAAAACAGATAGACCAGATGTCACTTATATAAGATGTAAATCAGAGAAGTCTTTAATTATGGAGTTTATGAAGTTTTGGATTAAGAACTATCCAGATGTAATTACAGGTTGGAATACTAAATTTTTTGATATACCTTATTTGTTTAATCGTATTAGAAACCTAGTAGATGAAAAAGTATTAAAAAGATTTTCACCTTGGAATCTAGTTGAAAGAGAAACCATAGTTGTAAGAGGTCGGCCTCAAACTTATTACTCTATCTTTGGTATTTCTATGTTAGATTACCTAGACTTATATCAAAAGTTTATACCAACTAAACAAGAAAGTTATAAACTTGATTACATAGGTAAAGTAGAACTTGGTTTACAAAAAGATGAAAACCCTTATGATACATTTAGAGATTGGTATACAAAAGACTTTCAATCATTTATTGATTATAATATTAAAGACGTTGAGATAGTTGATGGTTTAGAAGATAAACTAAAACTAATTGAGTTAGTATTAACTATGGCGTATGAAGCTAAAGTAAATTATACAGATGTATTTTCGCAAGTAAGAATGTGGGATATGTTAATTTACAATTATCTAAAAAAAGATAATATAATGATACCACCTAAGGAAGATAACGTCAAGGAAGATAAGTACGATGGCGCTTATGTAAAAGACCCAATCACAGGTATGCATAACTGGATTGTTTCATTTGATATTAACTCACTATATCCTCACTTAATTATGCAGTATAATATATCACCAGAAAAAATCATTGGTGTAAAACCATCAGGCGTTTCTGTAGATAGATTGTTAAAACATGCGACACCGTTGACACATCTAAAAACAGAAGGCGCTTGTATTACACCAAATGGTGCTATGTTTAAAACAGATAGTCCAGGTTTCTTACCTAGACTTATGGAAAAGATGTATAACGATAGAGTTAAATTTAAGACACTAGCATTTCAAGCAAAAAAAGAATATCAAAAAACTAAAGACCCAAAGACAGCAAAAGAAATATCTCGTTGTCATAATATACAATGGGCAAAAAAGATTGCACTTAACTCAGCTTATGGTGCGATAGGTAATCAATACTTTAGATATTATGATGTAAGACAAGCGACTGCGATTACTACTTCTGGTCAGTTTGTAATTAGATTTATTGAAAAAAATGTAAATGAATATATGAATAGAATATTAAAGACACATGACAAAGTAGATTATATTGTTGCATCAGATACAGATTCAATCTATCTTACACTAGACAAATTAGTTGAAGCGACTTGTAAAGATAAATCAAAAACAGATACATTGAAGTTTCTAAACAAAGTTGTCAATAGTAGAATAGAACCATTTATAGATAAGTGTTTCGCAGAATTGGCAGAATACACAAATGCAATTAAACAAAAAATGGTTATGAAACGAGAAGTGATTGCTGATAAAGGTATATGGACAGCTAAAAAAAGATATATGTTAAACGTATTAGACGAAGAAGGTATTACATTTGAAGAGCCTAAACTAAAGATTATGGGTATAGAAGCTGTTAAGTCATCTACACCAGAAGTTTGTCGTGGTAAAATTAAACAAGCAATTAAACTTATAATGACAAAAGATGAGGATACTTTACAAAAGTTTATCGCTGAATTTAAGAAAGAGTTTTATCAAATGACTGCAGAACAAATATCTTTTCCTAGGTCTTGTAATAATCTAAACAAATATAAACATGGTAGTAATATATTCATCAAAGGCACTCCTATTCATGTCAAAGGTGCTTTAATTTATAATCACCAACTAAAAGAATTTAAATTACATAGAAAGTATCCACTAATACAAGAAGGCGATAAGATTAAGTTTCTAAAACTAATAGAAGCAAACCCATTTAAGTTTGATGTAATAAGTTATGTCACAAAATTACCTAGTGAATTTAAATTACAAGACTATATTGATTATGACACTATGTTTCAAAAAACATTTTTAGACCCTATGAGTTTTATACTTAACTCTATTGGTTGGTCTACAGAAAAGAAAGCAAGTCTGGAGGCATTCTTTGAGTAGTTTATTTTTATTATTGATTACTATTCATTGGGGTTTTGCCACAGGTAGTTTGATTGCTTATAAAACAGATTGGTCTATACCTAGATTTTTAATAATATGTTTATTAATAAGATACTTTTTTTTAAGTTATGGAGTTTAATACAAACCAAAAACATGGAGTAATATATGCAGATCCACCTTGGACATTTAAAACGTATAGTAACAAAGGCAAAGATAAAAGTCCTGAAAGACATTATCCTTGCATGTCTCTCGCTGACATTGTTTCTTTACCTGTTAGCAGCATTGCTAAGGACGATGCAGTCTTATTAATGTGGGTAGTTGATCCACTATTAGACCAGGCGTTTAAAGTAATAGACGCCTGGGGTTTCAAATACAAGACTGTAGGTTTTACCTGGGCAAAAACGAATCGAACTAAAATGGGTTTCTTTACTGGTCTAGGTTATTGGACTAGAGGTAATCCAGAAATGTGTTTATTGGCAACTCGTGGGAAACCTAAAAGGCTAAATAAAAGTATACCACAATTAGTGGTTAGTCAAAGACAGGAACATAGTAGAAAACCAGATATAATTTATAACCATATTGAGAAAATGTTAGAGGGCCCTTATATAGAACTATTTGCTCGTAGAAAAAGAGAAGGTTGGAATAGTTGGGGTAATGAGGTATGATTGTACCCTTGACTCTTTCAATATTATATGTTATACTAGGATATGGTTTTGTTATATGGTTATTAATGAAATGGAACAATGAAGATGTATAAAAGATATACTTTACAAGATACTTTAGATAGTGAAAAAAGAAATCTATTTAATGTATTATCAACTTTCGCTGGTGGTGGTGGCTCATCAACAGGTTATAGATTGGCTGGTGGTAAGATACTAGCGATCAATGAGTTTGTTGAAGAAGCGCAGAATACTTACAGAGAAAATTATCCTAACACCACAATAGTGCCAGGTGATATAAAAGAATTGACAGGCACATATCTTATGGAACAAGCTGGTGTAAAAGTAAGTGAGTTAGATATATTAGATGGTAGTCCACCTTGCTCAGCATTTAGTATGGCTGGTTCAGTATCTCATGGTGAGGGTAGAACACACGCAGATGCCTTTGGTAAAACAAAACAATATAGTGACATCAAAGGTGTAAGTAATGTAGAAGATTTATTTTTTGAATTTTTAAGAGTGGCAAAAGATATAAAACCAAAAGTAATTATTGGTGAAAATGTTGAAGGTTTGACTATGGGTGAAGCTAAAGAGTATTTTCATAAGATACAAAATACATTTGAACAAATAGGTTATCTAGTTGTCGCTGATGTATTAAACGCAAGTTATTTTGGTGTGCCACAATCTCGTAAAAGATGTCT